AGAAAAAAGAAGATTGGATGAACTCCAAGTGGCGTCCAATGATGGGTTGGATGTATATGCTAGTTTGTACTATGGACATGATTGTATTCCCAATCCTATGGAGTTTACTACAAACTTTAACACATAGCTCCCTAACACAGTGGAACCCACTAACGCTACAAGGTGCTGGTTTATTCCACATCGCAATGGGTGCAGTACTAGGTATCGCTGCATTCGGTCGTACTCAAGAAAAGATGGCAGGAGCAAATAATGGTGGAATATCCGTATCATCAAGCAACCCTACAGCACCTGGCATTCCTGCGTCAACAACAGTCGCTATGCCAACCCCGATTGCTCCACCAACAGTCAGACCAATCCCAAGAACACCAACCCCAGAGTTGGAAGCAGACGACCCACCAACAAGAAACACTAGGAACGATTAATGAAAATTAATGATACATTATCCGATGTCTTTGATGTACCAGTTGTACCAGAGACAGCAAGTGAAGTGATAGATGCAACAACTGGTGAAGTCATCAAACCTTTATCTGACGATATTGTGGGCGATGACTTTACCCACACAAGAGAGAACTTAAGAGCACTTCTGGTAACAGGACAGAAAGCTCTAGAGCATGCCCTTGAAGTGGCTCAATCATCTGAGCACCCAAGAGCATTTGAAGTAGTAGGTAACTTGATGAAGCAAATGGCTGATGTGAACCAACAACTGTTGGACTTACACAACCAAAAGCAGAAAATCGAAGCCCCATCGAAGAAGGACTCTGGTCCATCTAAGACTGTTAACAACAATCTATTCGTTGGGACGACCGCTGACTTGAATAAACTAATTAAAGACATGACTAAAGGATAAAATAAAATGGCACTACCGATTCAGAAAACCGCAGTATACACACTTAGCATTCCTTCTACCAAGAAGACTGTTAAGTACCGTCCGTTCCTAGTTAAAGAACAGAAGGCTTTGTTAATTGCACAACAAAGCGAAGATACAACTATTATGTTAGATACGTTAAAGTCTCTAATCGCAAGTTGTGTTCTCGACAAGATTGAAATAGATGACCTTGCAATGTTTGACATTGAGTACATCTTTTCCCAGATTCGAGCTAAGTCTGTGGGAGAAACTGTAGATCTTATCTTGCGTTGCGATACCTGCGAAGATGAGAAAGCAAAAGTAAAGGTAACCGTAGACTTAACTAAGTTAGTTGTAGATACGCCAGAGGGGCATGACCGAAACATCAAGTTGTTTGATGACGTTGGCGTAATCATGAAGTATCCTTCTCTCGACTTAGTTAAACGACTAGAAACCCTTAGTACGGAAGACGTAGAAGCAGTGTTTGAGGTTGTTGTGCACTCAATTGACACCATCTACGCTGGCGAAGAAGTTCACTATGCCAAAGATTACACGAAAGATGAGATGAATGCGTTTCTTGATAGTCTTACGCAAGATCAGTTCAAGAAGATTCAAGGATTCTTTGAGACAATGCCGTCTCTAGAGAAACGATTAGATTATAAATGTCCAATGTGTTCCAAAGAACAGTCAGTCTTAGTAAAGGGACTTGACAGTTTTTTTTAATTAACCTTTGTCATGAGGATTTGTCCAATTACTATAAGATGAACTTCGCCATGATTCAATATCACAAATATGCGCTTAGTGATATTGAAGATATGATTCCGTTTGAGAGAGACGTTTATGTAGCGCTGTTAATCCAGTATCTAGAAGAAGAAAAACAAAGACAAAAAGAACAGGCTAACCGATGACAAAGGCAGCAATTACCAAATTATCCGACTACAAAGCCAAGATGGGTGGAACTCCCATCACGGCACAAACACATAACGAAGGAGTAGCGGATAAACTTGCAAAAGACTCTGTGGAAGTTGAGAAAAAGAATCTCAATGCTACAGAGATTCTTAACATGTCGCTTAAGAATTTAACTAGTACCATTAAGGAACAGATTAAATCACAAGGTGGTGTGCAAGGTGCGGTTGGGGATAAAGCAGAAAAAGTTAAATCTTACAAAGGCGCAGGTGGTGCAGTTAAAGAACGTGTCGATGACTTCAAGAAGTTATTCACACTACGTGGTTTCTTAGATAAGACTGGTATCGTCAAGAAGGGTAGTACTGGTTTCATTAGTGGTATCGCTGACGCTGCTCTTGAGAAACGTGAAGCCAGACAAGAATATGTTAAAGACCGTCTAAACGTAGACAAAAATTACGTCAAAGGTATTGGTGGGGGTGAGGCTAAGGCATCTAAAACTTTCGCAAGTCAGTTTGAAAAAGGTAACGATGCACTTATAAAGGTGCAAGAGAACAGTAAAGCCATGGCTGGTTTGTCTGAACGTGGCTTCAGTGGATCACAGGTTGCACGATCAACTGAAGCTGGCAATCAGGCTGGTCTTGAAGCAAATCTTGCCAAAGCAGACAGTAGATTCCGTGAAGGTGTTGCGAGAACCCCAAGTGGTCAACCGCAAGTTCAGAAAGCACCTTCTGGTAAAACTAGCGATAACGTAATTCCTCTCTTTAAGAAAGCCGATAAAGAAGAATCGAGTGGTGTATCTGATGCCATGTCCACCAGCGAAGAAGAGATGGAAAATGCAAGGCTCATGGCTTTGCAGACAGATACGCTAATTCAGATTGAAGAGAACACTCGTCTTGGTCGTAAAGTTACAGGCGGTGATGACGACAAGAAAAAAGAATCTGGTGGTTTGCTAGGGAATTTACTTGGTGGTCCAAAGAAGTTCTTGTCTGGATTAATATCAAGTTTGATGGGTGTGCTATCTAGCGTTGGTAGCATGTTAATGACTGGTCTAACTGCAGCATTAAAATTCTTATTCAATCCTAAGATGCTGATGAAGTTATTCAGTAAAGTACTACTACCATTAGCAATCGTTGGTTCGATAGTCAACGGTCTGATGGATGGCTTCAAAGTATTCATGGACGGTGGATCTATCGGAGATGCACTTATCGCTGGTCTTGGTGGTATGTTAGAATTCTTAACCTTTGGTTTGATCGATGCCAAGGTTATTGGTAACGTAGTAGAATGGTTAACTGGTTTTGTTGACGAATGGATCATTCAACCGATAACGAACTTCTTTAACTTCTTAGGTGAAGCATTTAACACATACATCGCTGAACCTATCACTGCAGCATTTGAGATGGTCGGTAACCTGTTCACTGAATATATCTTGAATCCATTAAAAGAAATCTTTGCACCGATTGCAAATTTCTTCAAGAAGATTAAAGATCAAGTATTTGGTTTCCTTGAAGACTTTGGTATACCTGAAATTGGTTTCACTATTCCTATTATCAATAAGAAGGTTTCTGTTGGACCATTCTATCCATTTAGACCAGATAAAGGTGAGAACCGTGTAGGTGGATCATCAAGTCTTCAAGAATCTTCGAGTTCAAAGGGTGAAACTTCTGAATTTAAACAAAGTGTTGTTAGTAGCGGTGGTACTGAGTTCACTGGGGATAGAACGAATGAGACAGCAGCGCAAAAGAGAAGAAGAGATGAGATGTCTAAGGACAAAACTAGTGTTCTGGACACTCGTGAGAAAGTTGTTGACGGTAAAGCTACATATGACCAAAACTTAGCAACCTTCGATCCAGCTACTGGTAAATCAACTCTATCTGGTGATGCAGCTGGTCCATCGGGCGAACGTGAGATTAGTAAACGTGCATTCAGTAAAATCAAATCAAACGCTTTAAAGGGTAATGAAAAAGAAGTTGCTGAGATTGTTAAAGAAGATGATGCTTATCAGAAACTTAGCTGGTTCGATAAACGTAAAGTTGACGTTGGTTACGCTAAGGCAGTAGACTTAGCTCCAGCAGATAAAGGTGCGATACAAGGCGATATGCCTAAGGCTGCGAATAAAGTTTCTACTGATTCTAAAGCAGTTGAAGCAGGTAAGGCTACTCCAGCGCCAGCAGTCACTACAACTGTTGTTAACAACAGCAAGGTATCAAACCAGAAAGCTACTACTGCAGTTTCTGCACCTCAGCCAAGAAACTATGACAATAGATCTTACTATGGTATTGGTGTGGCTAGCGATACTTGGTAAGTCGTTTCTACAAATGAAAAAGGGAGACCGAAGTCTCCCTTTTTTTACACCGAGTATTTTACTTCTCGTTTGCGATCTTCTGGAAGTAACCCATCATATCGTCATCGTCGTCATTACTTGCGGCTGGCGCAGGTGCTGGCTTCTCTGCCATCTTCGGTGCAGATGCAGAAGGTACGTTACGAGTTGGTGGAGTGTAGTCATCCATGTCGTCAGCCATCTTAGCAGCTGAAGCACGAGGTGCTGCTGCAGTCTCGCTCAACACATCATTCAACTTCTTAGACAACTCATCATAAGATTTGAAGTTCTTGCGATCAACAAACTCAGACAGCTTGTGCTGCTTAGAAACAACTTCTAGCAACTTGTCTTCATCACCACCAAACAACTCAGCTGGTTCAGAGAACATAGACTGGTCATAGTTAGAGTAACCGTCAACTTTGCGCATACGCAATTTGAAGTCGGCACCTTCCCACAAGTCAAACACGTTGACTGGCTTTTCATCCTCGAAGGTTGGCTTGGCTTTATCCATAATCTTATCAAAGATTTTCTTACCAAACTTAAACAAGCGAACCTGTCCTTCGTTTTCTGGATGCTTAGGATCGGAGATGATCAATACGTTTGCGATGTAAGTCAGCTTACGCTTTTGCTTACGTGCAATTTCTTTGTTGGCTTCGGAGCCACTGTTCCACAAACGTGAATTCAGTTCGCCCACTGGATCGTTCTCACCTAAAGTTGTTAGGGAGTTTTCGATATACCACTTGCCTGTTGGACCTTGGAAGGAATGATTAAAGACACGAACCCAAGGAAGTTCATCACCTTCTGATCGAGGAAGGAAGCGAATAACGGCAGTAGCGTTACCAGCTTTATCTGGTTCTAGTTTCCAGACACGGTCGTCTTTATAAGATTTGCCACCAGCTGAATCTGGGTTGGCGATTTTGTCAAACTCTCCAGCGATTTTGCTGAAGTCTTGATTGCGCA